CCTTTTGCATCTGGTTTTACACCATCAACAGTATAAACAGGGATTCTTGCAGGATTATCGACTTCGTTCTTTGTAAAACCTGTAAATTCATTTATTCTTATACCTTGTGCTGAAGTGAATATTCCTTCATCACTTACATCTAAAGTAATAGTATATATGCCAGGCTCACTTATAGGAGCTGTTGTCCCACCACTAAAAGTTATGCTAGTAGGTTTATCTGTAACTATATATCCGTCTCCTGCAGATAATTGAATATAACCAGCATCAGTAACACTTACGGCACTGGAATCGAACGCAGTTTCATCCCAAACACCACCATCTTTAAGTACCAATGTTGCACCGCCTTTTTGAAGTTCCGCTAAAGTAGGTACCACATCTGACAACTTAACTATTGCAACTACATCAAGGCTACCTTCACCTGAAACCCATACTTTTCTAAGGCTTAAGTCACCTAAAAATAATAAAGTGTCTGATTCTTTTGATATAAGTCCACCTGAAGAAGGTATGTACTTTTTATCTATCTTTTTAATACTAGTAGTTTTAAACCCTTTATAGCCGTTAATGGTAAGTTTAGCTACATACATCATGTAATCAGGTACATTGACTAAATAGAAACCTGTTTCAGGGAATGTTAATCCAAATTCTTGTACAACTACATTAGGTTCTGAAACGACAACGCCTGATTCTGCAACAAGATAGCCTTCTCCAGATGATATGTCTGATGACGTAAATTCTACTAAACCTTGCCCCTGTACAAGTGCCGAACCACCATTACTAAAATCATCAATAGTAGGAATAACATCAGACACTCGAACAAAGTACATTACAGTACCTTCCATATCCAAACTAACGCTAGTTTTACCTGTCATATCACCATCCCATGTAAGGGTGTCGCTCGTTACTGTGGTTTCTCCAAATTGATGTGATTCGGGTAAAAACTTTGTATCTAATGGTTTTATCCCTACACTCTCAAATCCTGTATAGTTAGTGAGAGTAACTTTTTGAACATAAACCACTGGTGCGCCATTAGATATTGCACATATTGCATAAAACCCTTTCGATGGAAATATTATACCGTCCGTATCTACATTATCTTCTTTTGTAACTACAAACGTCATATCTCCACTTTCGAAAATAGCGTTTCCCATATCCGTTATTCCATCAGTAGATACAGGCATTTCCATTGTTTCTCCACCTTGGTATATAGCAATAGTACAACCATTTTGAAAATCTTCTAGTGTTGGTGTTGTATCTGATATTTTAACAAAGTAAATATTGCTTTCCTCTTGTTCTGCAAATAAAACTTTTTCCTTACCCGTCAGATCTCCATCCCAAGTAAGAGTATCACTCATTATTGTGGTTTCTCCAAATGGTCTATCTGGCAGGTCATTCCATGATGTTACTCCACCGCCACCGCTACCAATATTATCAGGAAGCAGTTCAGCAGGAATTTTTTCAACATTATATGAGAATTTTGTATAACCATTGATTGTAAATGAGTGTACACAGCTATAGCCGAGTTGTTTAAAGTAAACCCCAGGACTATCTATGCCTTCAAATGTAATACCGCCGATTAAGGAGCTACCATTAAAAGATATAATAACAAGAAATTCCACCCCGTAACGAATAGTTATACCTTCATCTTTAACTGTAACGACATAATCATCACTAGGATAATACCCTGTAATAAGCTCATCTGATATTACATCATCAGTTACATTATAATAGCGTACTACACCACCATTGTTTATTTCTGCTTCTGTAGGTACTTCATCAGATACTTTTACCCATTTACCTTGTAATGTTTCGTCTCCTCTTACAGTGTTACCACCTACTACAGCCTTGCCATACCAATCATGCTGATGCAGTGTAAGACTTTCCATTTTGAGGATAGATTTTGTAAAAGCAGTATAATTATTTATAGTTAAGCTACTTACATGCTGCGCTGTAAGATCATCAGTGGTGTATAAAAAGTATGTTCCTGCTTTTGGTAATACCCATTCACTACCTTCAATAGCAACACCATCTATTTTCGCTATCACAAAACAACCATACTGTTCTTCTAAATAATCACCTTTATCATTAATCTCAGAAATTACAAATGGTACTATTTCCTCAGTACCGCTTTCCCATGTTATTGTAAAGCTACCGCCATTTTGCAGGTCTGCCAGTGCAGGAATGACATCTGAAATAAAAACATAATTATACTTTGGGTTATCAGGATGTGTTGCAATGATTCTACCTTCAGTGTTACCGTTCCATACCAATGTATCGCCTTGAATAAGTTCAAAGGCATTACTTTCTGTTCCTGAACCGCCTTCAATGTTTATATTTCCGTTAGGGTCAGGCTTGATATAGTTTACTGTTTTAACTGCTCCAATGTCTTCAGGTAACCACTCTTTGCCAAGTTTTCTTTTTTCAAATACTTTAAATCCTGTATAACCATTAAGTTTTAAGGAATGTATGCACTTGCCATATTTACCTTGGTCAAAGAATATGCCCGTTTCATTAACGTCGTTTATTGTAACAGCTCCAAACTTAGGATTACCGTTAAATGATATTACTATCATAGGTACTCCGTCTGAGCTGATGATTAAGCCGTTATCAGATGATGCTATAGTATGATCGCCTTGAGGGAATGGAATTGTCTGTAACTCACCTGTTATAACTCCATTTGACACATTATAATAGCTTATTGAACCACCTATGATCAGGTCTTCAAATTTTGGTACAGCATCACTTACCCATCTCAATGTTCCATAAACTTTGTCATCCGAAACTACAGTGTCAGTTGATTCTTCTGTAGGAAACTCACCAAATGGTCTATCTATAATCTGTCTCCAATAATGTTTATGATTATTGAATGTTTCCTGATTTATGTAACCCAAATCATTTGTTAAATCACTTGTTTTTGTAGGTACTTCTGATTTCTTTGCAAAGTTTAAATCATTAGTAAGTTCAGATACTTTTGTTGGGATTTTGATATTATCAAGAGCTATCTGAAGTTTATCAATCAAGGTTTTCAAGGCTACACCCTGTGCAGCAGATAAAGGTTTGTTTGATACATTTGTTGTCAGATTATTTATAATATCATCTACACCAAGCTTACTGCTTGTAACAGCTTCAATTAAACCTCTATTAGACTTGATGTATGCTACTATTTCAGATAGCTGGTCAAGTGTTGTATCATCACTGTTTGCTAATGCATTTAAACGTTGGATAACACCTTCAAGCTTGAGTCTAATGTCTCCATGAGTTTCTGTGTTTGTATTATGCTCTGATACGGCTAATGCCGCTGCCCCTGAAGTATCTGCCCCAACATCTGCAGCATTTAATTTTACTTCTCCCGTTTTACCATTAACTGATTGAACAGGAACCTCTGGAATCTCTGGAATTTCTGGAATTTCTGAGCGTACAGCTTCAAGACTTTCAGTAACGGCTTTCTGTGACATTACAGCAGTTTCACTGACGCCTATTCCTTGGACAACTTCTGTACTGTCAGCAACTTCAAGTTTAATTCCTTTTTCGTCTGACTTAACAGTAACATTCTCGTTACCTGAAATATTGAAACTGTTGATTGTATCTCCGTTTACATCAGTAAGAACTACGCTTGCATTATTATCCGTTCCACCTTCTACGCTAAGACCTCTAGGAAAAGTATCCAGAAAATCAAGTGGTACATTACCATTATCATCAGGTGCAATACCATTAACAGTTTTTACTTTACCAACTTTGGCAAAGACTTCTTTTCCCCACTGTTCTATGACATCATAATATTCTTCAAATATATACTCTGAGTTTGAGAATGATTCTTGAACAGGAAAACCTCTATATATATCTGTTTGCCATACATAATTGATTTCTCCATCAAGCACACATTCAAACTCGATAATAAAGTTTATTGTTCCGTAATATTTAGTTGCTACTCCTGATATTAACCATGAGAAAGTTACTGTATCACCTTCCACTTTAAGGTCTGTTACAGGAAAAAAGCTTTTACTTGTAAGCTCTTTATCGTATTTGTCTATATTAATAAAGTGTACTTTACATGATGTGACCTCTGTCATTAAATGACCTTCGACTTCTCTTGGAAGTTCAAATGTGAATCTTTCAGAATCGTGGTCACCTTGTATTAATCTTTTTTTCTTTTCTTTATTTATTATCTGTCTTGTGACAGTATCAATAATAAAATGTGGCTCACTGTCTATAATCGGATGTATATGCGCCATACTTACCCCCTATTCTTTGAATAATTGCCTACAGTGTATACCTTTATGATTTCCTGCAGGCCGAAGCCTTGATTTATATTATTATTTCTCACTATTATCTGTAGTCTTTTATACTTCTTTACCTTTTTGTTCAGGTAAAACTCAATCGGCACAGTCGGGTTTTCAGCGGAAACTTTGCCTATAAGTTCAGGTTCTTTTCCGTCTGCTCTGACATATACCTCTGCACCTGTCTGCGGTAATGGAAGCAATGTAACTAGACAGCCTTTCTTTTGCAGGTTCTTAAAGTAGTTTGTAGCACCATCGTTATCCAGTATCGTACTCCATTCACACGGTATAGCCTCGCCATTGTCGTTATAAGCAAGGATTCCGTCCTCCTCATACTTTTTCATTCTGCACATATTTCCCTTGCTGTCAGCAAACCACAGGCTGTCAGAGAACTGTGCAAAACACTTGGCATCAATGTTATCCCAATAATAACCTTCATACTGCAAGTTAGTACGCTCATTCGCCCACGATGTTTTCTGTGCTCCGTCTAATATATAGCAATGGGAGTTTACACATAAAAAATAAAAGCCATTCCACACATAGCTTACTGCAAGCTCAAGGTTTTCTTCTGCAAGTAATTTCTTGTTTAAATAATAGCTTCTGTTCCTTAATTTTCTTTCGTTTTCATTTGCAGTTACATCTACTGCCATTATTCCCTCTTTAGAGAAAAACAACAGTTCATCACCAAGAGTATTAAAGCCATTGATGGATACTGCACCAATACCGTTTACGGATTGTTTTACTGCATAAGCTGTATTTTCATCAAATGATATTGGGTATGCAAGATAGATTGATACATCTTCCGAGTCTCCCTGTTTGATAACACCAAGATATTCACCAACCTTAACAAGCCCTACAATTTCTGTGTTGTTACTTCCTGCTTCAAAATAATTTATATCAGGGAAATATGTAGGATCACCTACTTTTGAATACCATACTCTTGATTTAAAACCTTCCAGAGTACTTGCACTCATAAACACCGAATTTGCAAGCCCCGTACCATATATTGTGTATTTTCTACATTTTGAAAAAGCGTCTACAGCAGGGACAGAAGATGCTTTTCTATACATATATGTTATTTTTACATAAGGACGGATTTTACCTGTTGGAAAAATGTTTTCATATTTCTCCACATTAAATTGAACTTCAACTACAACCCTTCCGTTACTCATCTGAGTTACTGTATAATCTTCACCATAAACAAGGTTTAAGTCCCCATATTGAGCATCTCGCAAAAGTTGTACAGTAATTTGAGGAACTCCATTATTGTAAAGAGTGCCACTTTCTATAGTTGTTCTTAATTTGACAACCTTACCCACTAGAAGGTCTTCACCATTCACTGCTACTATATTTGCAATATCACACATTTCAGTTTCAGTAGCAGTTTCATCAGTTCCACCGATTCTTGCGTAAGTGATTCTTACATTATCTTCTCCAGGAACAACTGGCGGCTTTGCGGATTCAAAACGTATTCCCCATGGTTCTACGGTATACCCTGATAGAAGTTCTTCATATATTCCAAGTGAGTTTTTTACTTCTACTTTCACAGGTCTTTCTCTGTCAATAATCGTAGAAACGTAATAATCTGTAGAAGTATCGTTGCCAAGAAACTCCTCAATCCTGTATTCACCAAGCAGATTCACAGGGTCCTGAAGCGTTCCTCCTCCGCTTGGGTCTCTACTTATAATTATTGTTGGAACATACGGTTCAATTTCTTGTAATGTTTCACCGTCAAATTTATAAATTGTAGTTCCTTTATACAAATACAGGCCCTCAGTTGCTCCACTTTCAAAGTAAAATGTTCTTCCATAATCTACACTGTAAAGCTTAAGTACCCTTAACCCTTCAACGGTATAATCAAACACCGCTACCGTTGTATTTATAATTAAGTGTTCTTTGCCCGCAATCGTTACGCTGTGAACTTCTATAATTTCATACTTATCTATAATCACACCATCATTAACAACTTCATCGTATGCATGTTGAAAATCCCTTTGCGATAAAGCTATTTCCCAACCTGTACGTTTCCACGGTCTACCAGCTTCATCAGGTAGCATGTTATGACCTGTCGGACTTCTTCTTTTCCATATATTTGTTTGGTCGTTCGTATAATCTACACCTCTAAAATCACTGTACACTGTTGTATATTTTTTAGGTTCTTCTGGTGCTTGTAATGGCATTTTATATACCTCCACTTAATATTCTTACTCTTGGCTTATCTTTATCGGCAAGAATACTCTGTGCTAACTTTTCGTACTGATTGTAATAATCAACAGCTTTACTTTTTTCATCTTCAAGCCATATATAATAGGCTGATAATAATGGAACTAATATGTGTGCCTTTAAAGGAAGTTCTATTTCATCAAAATCTGTACTATTTGTTGTGAACGCTGTATGTGCTTTCTTATAGTAGACTTTGAACTTACCCTCTATACTTCCATCGATTACCAGGATTTTTTCCATCTCAATGTCATAATCGTTAAATTTCTTGAAGAATTTATCTCCATACATTACTGGTGTTTCAGCAAATCCAAGAAATACATTTTCACCAGCTTCGGTTGTCAGTTCTTCCATATCATAGTAAAGTACATCGTCTTCACTTCCGTCTTGCTCAAATTCATATGTACCAATTATAGGACATATAGTCATGTTGATTTCTGTTATTGCTCTGTTTATAGAGTCGGGTACAATGTCCCCAAAATCTTCTAATTCGCTCATGTCAGAAAAGCCAAGTCCGACAATCTCCTGTTTTAGTTGTCCGTAATTCATAAGCTCTCCTTAATAAAATAAGGGGCAAATTAATGCCCCTTTTACTTATACTCTAGCTTCTACTACAGCAAGTGAACATGCTGCTGATACGTTGATTACAAGACTGCCTTTATAATCTCCTGTTACGTTCTTGAATCTGTTTGAGTTGATTGTGATTGCTGAATATTTGCCTGATGCAACTTCAAACACTTCATCATTTACTCCTGCATAGCCGTTTCCAGCTTTAATTGTTACTGTTGCATTTGAACCACCGCCTAAGAACAGTAACATTGTATGTTCATCCTTGAAATCGCAAGGAACAACAACAGTGTCACTTGATGCAAGTGATGTAAATGCAAACTCTGCAACTTCATCAGGTCTTTTAGTTTTTACTACTGTGATATTTTTATCTGCCATATATTCTTACCTCCGCTTAAATCTTTGACTTAATTACAACCATTTCCTTAGGTCTAGTGATAGCACCATCAAAGATTGAGTAACCCTTAACAGCATCACCAAAGTGTTTCTCAGGTTTGTATGCTTCAAGATGCATGTGCGGTCTAACAAATGAGATTGCTCTCTTTGTTTTTAACTGCATATATGAGAATCCATCTTTTGTAGCAACATTGTTTGATGCTTTGATAATGATGTTGTGATACATACCCATTCTGCCGTTCTTCAGCATTGCTGAGTTGTTTGTAGCAAGTTTTTCGAATGCTTTTCTTAATACCGCAAGGTGGTCAAAGTCAAGTGTCAGTACAACTTCTGTTGATGGCTTAACGTCATTCTTGAGAAGTTGTGTATATGCACTGTCAATCATAGCAAGGATGTTATCAGCTGTTGTAGCTGTCGCGTTGTCCTTATTGAATACTTTTGCCTGTTTAGCGAGCGCAAAATTTGCAACATAAAGGTCCTGATGCTGTAAGATTTCATCTTTAGCTTCTTCAGTGTACATGTCGAGTACGTTACCTTCTGTCTGTCTTCTGTCAAGGTCATCAACAAAGAAGTTGAAGTCTACTACCTGATTGATAGGTAATGTCATTGACAGATCTTCAACTGTTTCTGGTTCGTCCAGCACATGAAGTTTACCGTCATCAAAGTGTCTTGTTGTTGGTTTACCAAGACCTAAAATCTTAATTGAATCGCCGGGCTCCTTTGCAATCCCTTCATACTGATGGTTACAGTCTTCATAAAATACTGAATCTCTTTCAAGTCCAGTTTCAATTGTTTTAGCCCAAATAATAGGCTTAAATTTCTGAATGCTCATAGTTAATTATTCTCCTTTACCATTTACTCATGGATTTTTTTATCTTTTCCCAGTGTTTTTCTTGTTCGGCTTCTGTCATGGCATCCACTTCCGCTTCGGTAAAGAAATCCTTTTCAACTGGTTTTGCATCAACTCTACCAGGTGCTTTTGCAGGTACTACTTTTTCAGCAATCTCTCTTGCTTTAACTGCGTAATAAGCATCTTCAGCTGAAAGACCAGCTTTGATATAGTTGATGTAAGTGTCTCCCAGTTCTTCTAAAGATTTAACATTTGAGTCAATAGCCTGAATCTTTGACAGGTCTTCCTGCATGAGTTTCTCAGCTTTGACTGCGTTAATTTCTTCGTTTAATCTCTGGATTTCAATATCCTTAAGCGCAACTTCTTTTTCAGATGAAAGTGTTGCCATAACATCGTCAGGGTCAAGGCCCATACGTTCAGCAAGTGCTGTGATTTCCGCATTTTCTTCTCCTGTGATTTTGCGGATTGCTTCAGTTCTTGCTTTCTGTTCTGCTTCAAGCTCGGCTAATTTTCTTTCAGCCTCGATTGCTCTCTGCTCTGCGGCCTGTCTTGCCCTTCTTTGTTCAGCAAACGCAGAGTCCTGCTCTGTTTTGCTATCTTCAATGGTTTCTTCTACAGCAGGTTCAGCGACTTCCTGCATTTCTTCGCTTGTGACTTCTACAGGTTCAGCGACCTCCTGTGTTTCTACGCTTAATGTCATGTCTTCAGCCATTTGTTTTCTCCTTTATTTGAAATGAAAAAGCCCGCCTTGATTGGCGAGCCTATATAAAGCAGGGTTATTCCCTGTTTTTTATCGTTGTTGTTTCTTCTAACCCCATATCTGTATATGATTTCCCATATTCTCGACATTTAGGGTTTACGCATGTATACCAAAAGGTTTTTTCTCCCGAATTTTCGACAACTTTATCTAACAGCATCTCTGATTTACATTCACTGCATATTCTGTTCGGACCCACCATCTTCTTCCTCCCATTTTGCTAATGCCTGATTTGCTATGTCTTCTTCTGTTGCAGACTGATTCATAGCCTGCTGTTGTGCTGCTAAAAGTGCTTTTCTCTTTTCTAACAGTTTGAGCATCTTATTCTTAGGAATAATTCCATGTTCAGGTGATGCGTCAATGTATTCTTCAAAAGTGATATGCTGTTTTTCAAGCACACTGTCAAGCCAGTTCTGTTCCGCTTCTTTTGTCCACGGATTATCCTGTGATGTGTCGATTCTGATTTCGGGTTTTAACTTATCTAATTCTGTTTTATCGACCTTTTTCATTATCTGAACTTCCTTGCCAGTTAATGGGTCGGTTTCAGTTAACAGAACATCAAAACCCTCAGGGTTATATACCATCCACAGCTCTATCCACAGTTTTGCAAGGTCTTCTACAAAGGTTTTCATCTTTGCTACCTGCTCATTAAGTGGCAGTGCTGCTTGGTCTCTGATTGCTATGATTGCACTTGCAGCTACTCTGTTAGGGTTGATATTACCCATTGCTGTTTCACCACTGCCTGAAAGTTCCTGCGTAAGTGATAACAGGTCATCAGAATAGTTTTTAGGGTCTGAATTTGATTGTGCTGGGTTTAGGTAGCCTATAACCTGATTTAAGCTCTGCATACCGCCTGTATTCATTGCTATCTTTGCACCGACCTTATCCAAATCCTCAGGATTTGTTATTACGGTTTCGTCGTAAGCAATTCTTGGGAATGCCGTGAGTTTGATTATCAAACTTCTTCTTGCAAGCGTCTTATTTATTTCAAGCTGGTTTGGTATCAGCTGTTCTACTTCAGATATGCCCCTTGCATCGTTAGGGAAGTTTTCCCATGAAATCTTGGCAAGCGGATAAAGAGTAAGGCCTCTTACAACCGTTCCGTCAAGCTTTGTTGTAACTATCGGATGTTCAGGTACATACACAACCGTTCTTGTGCATTTTGTTACATGGACTATGCCTTCTTTTTTCTCAAAGTGAATAATACATGTTACCTTTGCTTCTTCGGTCTTTGAGTCTTCCTCAACTTCTGCACGGTTACCGATAAGGTTTTCAGTTTCTCTATCAGATACAATTCTCAGTATTTCTTCTGCTGGAATATCGTTTTCTTCTGCTTCAGCTCTTACAGCACTTACCGGAAGTCTCTGAACAATGATTACATAAGGCTGTTTCTGTATGTTAGGTTCTGATTCATCACCATATAACACTTGTGTACAGTTAAGTCTCTGCATATCGGCTAAATTTTCTGTTCCGTAATACTGGATTCCATCGCCTGTTACCGCAGCATCTTTCATTGTCGCCCAAAGTTCCATGTCCATATTGGTTTTTTCCCACGATGAACTGAACTTGGCGTTTAAAACTTCATATACAGGCTGTAAAGCTTCTCTGCCCTCTGCATCCGAGTAGTTTGCGACCATATTGTTCTGTGAAACTGTAGAAACTTTATGCTTAATAGTGGGTTTGATGAAGTTAAGGGATGGTAATTCCTCACCACCGCTTTGCACTCCTTCCCACTGTTTACCTGAGTAGAAGTTCCAGTTCTTGTTTGTTCTTGTAACAAGTGCTTTTTTAGTTATGTAGCTGATACCTTTTTCGTATCTTTTCCAAAATTTTGTTACTTCCACTACTTAATCTCCTTTTGGCCCATGCCTGTACCGTCATAGGCTTCAATGTTTGATAAAATATCGCCTATTTTTTCGAGTTCTTTTTCTCTGGCTTTATCTTTTTTACTTTTTCTCTTAGGCAACTTCACAAAATCCCTGATTTTGTGAACTTCCTCTGGTTTCTGACCAAGTAAAATTCCAAATTTGATGCTTTTTACAATAAAAAATGGTGTAAGCATCGCATACACCACTAACAAAACTATTAAAATGTCATATAACATTGATTTTCTCTCCTCTACCTACAGCATTTCTTGCTGTCTTACCTTTATCAAGGTTGAAATATCTCTCCCCTGTTCGGATTTTTCGCATTAAACTGCGTCTTGTCTTCATTGGAATGAGTTTATTTAGTGCCTGTGACATACTGTCTACAATATCGTCATGCTTTCCATTAGGAAAACTTGAACACTGCTCTACAAACTCGAAGGTAAACTTCTTGTCACGTGGCAAATACACGTTACCAGCTTCTATTGCAAACGATACCGACTGGACTCTTGCTTCTTTTGAGCCTTGCGGGTCTACCGCTATAACGCCCATAATTTCGTTTTTAAGCACTGAAATAATCGCAGGTCCGTTCGCCTTATCTTCTATGTAAACGGGCCCTATACTTGGGTATCTTGCCTTGAGCACCTTTATTTTTCGTATCGTATCGGTGAAATTCAGGTGTTCATTTACAAGATGCAGTAAGTATATACGATTATCACATTTGCCCCACACGGAGATCGCTACATAGTCATTTTTCTCTTGGTCTTTGAATGTGGCATCGACACTCATTACAAGAGTATCAAGCTTCAAGGTACCATTTTCATAATCTGAGTAGTTATAGTATTCCCACCACTCTCGTTTGAGAATATTACCTTCTTTGGCTGTAGGTCTTCCCTGATAAAGTGCGTTCCATGAACGGACACCTTCCTCGGTCATATGTGCAGATTTAAAGTCTGCAAGCCACGCATTATCTTTGCCAATCTCAGGACAAAGCGCATCTCCTACCTTACGGCCTAGCACATCGTTTTCTTCCGCTTCACACGGAAGATTAACAACTGTGACTCTATCTGCATAGTGCTGCATAAGACGGCCAGCCAAGTCATCTTCATGCCACCTTGTCATGATAAGTATTATCTTACCGCCAGCAGATATTCTGGACTCAATGGTATCGATATAGTCTACCCATTTCTTGTTTCTGTCCGTCTCGGAGTCGGCCTCGATTCTGTTCTTTACAGGGTCGTCTATTATAATAAGGTCAGCTGGGTTACCTGTAAGACCTGAGCCATAACCTGCAGACAACACAACTCCGCTATGGTCTGCTATTCTGAACTCCTGTGCTTTTGCTTTATCCTTATCCAGCTTAACCCCAAATATCTTGCCAAACTTCTTTACCTTCTCTAAGTTCTGCTTACCGAACCTGTGTGCAAGGTCATCACCATAAGATACCGTGATAACTTTCTTATCAGGGTTTCTCATCACATACCACGATGGAAGTGTCGCTGTTATAGTAGTCGATTTACCATGCTGTGGCGGTGTATTCAGTATCAGTATCTCATACGCTTTGTCTGTAGGCTTTTCTATGAACTTCTGTGCTGTGTCACACAGAAACGTATGAAACTTGCTCGGCCTCCACTGCCATTCGCTCTCTATTCTGTTTTCGTTATGTACATGGAAACAATAATACATGTATGTTGCCTGTACATTAAGCAGGTATGCGTCTTGTGCTCCCATTCCCCTTCTCCTTTCGCCGCAGGCGAAAAAATTTTGCAGTCAAACAGCACCCGGTTATCATTGCTCTTTTCTACCCCTTTAGGGCACTGTTGGCACAGGTGCTAGGAATCGAACCTAGAGTCTTGGTTTTGGAGACCAATGGTTTACCATTAACCGACACCTATTCGTATGAGCCACCATGTTACGCTTCTTGCAAATGAGCAGATAGGCTTAGTGGCTTCTGTTTGGCTACAGCAACAGGACTTGAACCTATACCCCCAGAATCAAAGTCTGGTGTGCTCCCTTTACACTATGCCGCATTATCTTTTTTCCCAAAAAACACAAAAACAGGCATTTCTGCCTGCTTTGTGAGAAAGGAAAATTACAATGTCTAATACCAAGAAGTGAATGTCAGCTCACTATCTTTATAACACGTTTTTAGCTTGGCAAATTGCCAGCCTTTTTATTTTTTAGAAAAAATTTTTTCCTGGGCGTTTTTTTCGTTTTGTAGGATTGGGGGCTTTTTCTTGATTGTCTATGCGTGCGAGGACCTTCCAAACCCCAATACTCCACTATACACCCCCGACGATTGGGACATCAGTTCACCTGATGCGCCAGTGCTGGCAACGGCTATCCCCATACCCTTTCACTTCTACTTTCAACCGCTTCATGCTGTAGTAGGCGTGCATTATGCATGGAATATGCACGCCTGGAAGTATTACGCCGTGGATTTATGATAGATTTATTCATCACTATGTATTAATATACAGTATAATATTCACCTGCATTAACTCTCTTTCACACACATTTCACACACAAACGTTGGAATTTCAATGGTTATAGCCGTTTTCTTAACTATTCCGATAATTTGCATTTACGGAAGTTTTACCCTGTTTGCCTCTAGGCTTTCTATTGCCTTCCTTGCTTGCTCCTCTGATGCGATAACAAGCGTTTGATTAACTGTATGTGGTGCTTCGTCTTCTTTCCAGCCGTGTTGCGCCTTTAAGGCAAAGATATCACCCACTCGACCCTTTAAATATAGCCGTTCTTCGGTCTGTTCCTGTATTTTTAACAGGGCTTTTTGCATCATGAAACTATATGGTATAAGCATCACCGCCCCCTTCAGCTCCTCTAAATCCTGCAAATCGGTAAAATCCTGATTGATAACTGGCATACCGTCAATGTAAGAGTTAACAGTATCTATATCTATATTGTTTATATCTATGTATTGTTCGAATAGATAGTCATATTCACCTGAACACATTCTGTTATACGCTTCAGGAGGCACACCCATAGCAAGTTGTAACCCTGCGACAGTGAACGGTCTTTCGTTTTCTTCTCTGTCTTTTAGGTAGGTTAGTATATTATTATAGAACTCTCCTGTTCTTTCTTGCTTATAAACTACCCTGTTACGCCTTGCCTCTGCAAAACGCTTGTACTTGTCTATATCTTCACTATATTGCTTACTAAGCGATTGTATTACCGTTGAGTCACGCCTTGATTTGGTTCTGTTACCCTTCTTGTAATCATTTGGTAATTTCTCACCTTTCTTTTGTGTAACTGGCATATTAGATCACCCCCTGCTGTTTTTCCCCTCTTATATGAAAAAAGACCCTTACCGGGTCTTCCTTTGCTACATGGATTATTGATTTTAAAATGAAGAAACAAGATTAATATTTATATGCCGTAATAAGAGTAACTAAATACATAATTTTTTCAACTTCTTAGAAAACTAAAAAGCCACGCTTACACGCCTGATTTTATCGCTGCCACGTGATTTACTCTAACTTATTACACTAACATTTTAACATGAAAACCCGTGGCAAATTGCCAAATTTCAACATTTCCAGCACTTTTCGAAAAAAAGTTTAAAAAAATTGCACAAAGGGTATTGACACTCAATAGTGTACGTGATAATATAGACTCAACAACAGGGAACAGACATAAAGAACATTGATAACTTAATAGCAAACATGAAGAGGTGATGTGCAATGGCAAAAAAAAGAGAGTATAACACAGCCAGAGCTGAAGCGAATGCAAAATATGATGCAAAGACCTATAAAAAAATCAATATTGCATTGAGAATTGAGGATGATGCCGACATTATCAAAGATATGGAACAGGCAAAGAAAAAAGGTTTAAACAATCGTGAATGGTTAAGAGGATTATTTGAGGGTAAATAAAAAACCCTCAAAAAAATACTACACTCAATAGTGTACACGAACAGGAAGGAGAACAGAACAATGTTAAAAGGATTCATTACAAATTTAGGAAAGTATAACGAAGGCGAATTAGTAGGAATGTGGATTGATTTTCCAGTATGGGAAGATGAGCTGAACGAAGCTCTTGAAACAATTGGCATCAATGAAGAATATGAAGAATTTTTCTTCACAGACTGGGAAGCTGATTTTAACCATAACCTCGGCGAATACGTTGACATTGATGAAGTTAACGAATTAGCTGCAGGTATCGAAGGATTTGACGGTAATTTAATCGCCGCTATTCTTGAAGCTATGGGCGGAGATATTACAGACGCTCTTGAATATGCAGACAATTACATGCTTTACGAAGGAATGGAATTAATTGATCTGGCTTATCAGTTTGTTGAGGAACTGTACAATCTGCCAGAATTTGCGCTTAGATACTTTGATTATGAAGCGTTTGCGAGAGACCTTAGTTTTGATGACTATTGGGAAACATCTTATGGGGTTCTTGCTAGAGCATAAAAAAGGGGAGCTTACCACAGCCCCCCAGCCCCAAAGGGCAATCAACATATAACACTTAGATTATACCACATTATAGGAGGAAATGAAATGTTTTTACATATTGAATTTAAAGACGGGTCAAACCCATTCGTTAAAATAGGCATCAAGGATTTAAAAGAACTTAACCGCCTTGTTAAAAGGTGGGAGAAAAATTACAAGGTCACCGGTTACTGGACATCAGGCGGATTTATGGCAACTGCAACAGATAAAGAATAGAGGTGGGAATAATGAGATTTTACGAACTGGATGAAAAGGCACAGGAAAACGCACTGGAGAAATGCAGAAAAGTGTGGGGAAACGTAACACCAAGAGAAATTGACGAGGATTATATGTTGTGGTTTGACGAAGACGGTAAGCCACTAGGGGAATATCGTATTTGCTCAATATGTGGCTGTGAAATGGAAGAAGGCTACTGCCTTAACTCAGGAGACAGGTATTACTGTTCAGATGAATGCTTGCATCACGATTTCACAACTCAGGAATGGTATGCAGAATGTGAAGAAAACGAAGATAGTTACTGGACACAATGGTATTAAGGAGGGTAACATGGACGGATTAAACACTTATTTAAGACAGGAAATAATGACAGCCTATTCAATGCTCGATAGTGTAAGGGAAACACGCCGAGAACTTAAATATGAGGCTGATATAAGGAAATCTTACAGCCATGAGGCACAGTGGCTAGCGGTAATAAATACACTGCAGGGAGTTCAGGACTATATAACTAGCAATTTATATGATATACTGCAGTAAAAGGAGGAAAATATGAAAATTATAGAAGTTATGGAATTAGAAGAAATGCCGTACGACATGACATTTGAAGTTGACGGCAACAGAGAACAATGTCACGCAACAGGCCGTGCAGTGGCCTTTGAAGATTGGCCAGATGAATTTTGGCTTGAGTTCGTCGACAGGAACGGCGAATTACACTACGGAAGGTAAAAGCGGAGGAATAAATGATGGAAAGAAAATATACTTTGGAAGAGCATGGAATGGCAGGATTTACACTTTTTAATGTGGAATTAGAAAGAATCATGCAGTTTTTCGAACCTAACTGGCTCGATGAAGATGAGGAAGACGAAACGGCAATTGAATCATTCAAGAAGGAACATGAAGCTTGGGAACGTGCAATGGAAGAATGCACACTGGAAGCTACACAGGAATATATTGACACTTACGTTAATGAAGTTGACGGTATACATTATCACGATTACGTTGTTGAAGAATTATAAAAGCTGGGGAAATAGTCCCAAGCTTTTTACATATACTCATCAGTTATGTAATCACTCATTATCTGTAAGGCTATACGCTTTAGCCTGTATACACCCCTAACACTGATATTATGGTCATATCCGAAAAGTTCAATCTGTGCTCCCTTGTATCCATCAGTGAAGAAGAATAGTTTTATTACTTCCTGCTGTTCCTGATCTAATAGCGAAAACGCTTCTTCATACGCCTGCTTATAGGTGTTTAGCCTTGCTATCTCCCACTGGATTTTGGTTCTTACCTGAACAACGCTGGCAACGGGGTCACTCTTTACCGAGCTTCGACCCTGACTATCACCGCCTGCCTTAAGTTCAGACACGTTTTCCAGTTCTCTTTCTTTCTCTCTAATTTCCTTATCCCACGAGGGGGATTCTATAATAAACTTTCTGATGTCGAACTGCATATATCTATTCATCCTCTTGCCACTCCTTTTGGTATATCCTCTCCCTTGCTATAAAATCTTCTAACTTCATGGTCACCAGCCACGGTTTACGGTTCTTTCTATGAAAAACCATGGGGGCTTCACCTTCGTTTGCGTCACGTTCTGCCTGCTCCATTGCCTTACCTAGATTAAGGTTTTCAACCCTCTTTACTTCGATGTGTACACCGGGGATTCCTACCACATCGGCATCACCGTTAGCACCGCAGTACTGCTGCCCCCGTCTGGTGGTAAATCCGTGGGATTTAAGTATGTTTGAAAGTTCTCGCTCACCTACCGCCCCTTTATTTCTTGATGCTCGCCCCTTTTGGGACGGTGTTTTCTTTTGTTCCAACGCTTCACCTCCTGACTACAAAACATCATACGCATTTGCCTTCTTACCGATACTCAAACTTTTGCCTCTCTTGTACTCGGTACACCCTTGAATATCGCACGGTCTTCTGTGCCCTGTAACAAGCATATAATCACAGGTATCTATACCAGCCATTTTTCCACGATATTGACAAGTTTTAACTTTCTTGCAGGTGTACAGGTCTTTTACGCCTCGAGGTGCAGCACCGTCAGCTTTTCTTTTCAGCTTCTCTTTTTCCTTGTATTTCTCATACTGTTTTTCTTTATACTTGGCGTTACACTCAGGGCATCTTACAAGGTTATGTGCCATTTTACTTTTATTAAAAACCTTGCCACAATCTATGCATATTTGTTCTTTCAAATTATCTCCTTGTGAATTTAATTGTCATACCTATAGCGATCACTGTAATACCTATTAACCATAATAGGACTTCGCCTGTTGTTATGTTGTACATCACTGCCTCGCTTTCTGTAAATCCATTAACTTTCTTAGTGCATCAGCACCCATGTCCATTGCTTCTTGTATTTTCTTCACGACTTCATCTTGATTGAATCCTGAATAATATTTAAGCCTTTCTACAGCCTCAAGGCTTGTTTCTGAATCTAATATTTCGATTGCTTGCTCTGGTGTCATTTAGTCCTCACTTTCTTTAAACGGTTCAGGTAATGGCATCCATGCGATAACTTTACAATATTGCCCACAATTCCAGTATGGTGCTGTTGTGTGTTCATGCCAAAATCTATTGATATTACTATAACTTGCTATGTCATAATAACCATGCTCATAATAAACAAGATAATCCTTTGCGTTTGGGTAACTCATATCAATAGGTGGCAACCTTTCTGAAACTGGAGTCCACTGCCCTACTTTTGGCTGTCTGTCGACTATCTCAACAAAATCATTCACTGCCTGTGAAGGTGATACATCGTAAACACATACACCATCAAATTCTTTTTCAATATCTTCAATCAGCTTCTTTTCGTCTATCATGCCTTATCTCCTTCCACACAAGGCTCTGCTATCACTCCTTGAGGTATATCTACTTTTGGTTCTCTGTGCTTGTTGACAAACATTTTAGCCAAGCACTTTCCATCGTCTCGGTGAAACTCACATATACCACAGTTAAATTCAACCTGTTCTGTATCGTCTCTTTCGCACCATACATACAGCATTGTTGACAGTAGACCTGCCGCTACTTTTTCTTGTTTTTCTTTGGTCATGCCTTACCCCCCTAACTGTGATACACCATGTAATAATGCTTGCCGTTGTACTCGATATGCTCATAGCCTACACAGTAATTTTCCATTCGATATATAAGCCAGTGAGCACCTTCAATAGGTTCTTCCCAACAATAATCATCTTCATCCCTGTCAGTAGCGGTTAATGGAATATCTGATACAAAACATGCATCCCAATCATCAAGGTTAAAACCCTGTTCCCACAGTTCATCATGTGTTAGCCCTGTAACCTTTTGCAAATCGTCTTCTGTTGTTATCATTTTCAGTTCTATCATTCTTCCGTTCCTTTCAAATCCTTTTGCCCTTGCTCATACATTCTGTCCAGCAACTCCATTCCAATATCAAACAGTTCGCTGTAATAGTTATAATCAATTACACCACATGAATTGTATCCATGTAATGTATCTGCATATTCAGATTTGATTTTCTCTTTTGCCGATGCATTCGGACTTATTCCCCATCCTGCCATGTTATTCTCCTTTCAACTCTGCCAGTTTCGGCTCAAAACATTCGCATAATGATGCTGTTGTGTCTAAATACATAACCCTTTTATCACTTTCGGCAAATAAGAAACAAGCATCTACATGTTTTGGTTTTGAGTACAGTTTCTTTGATGGCGGAACATATATCTCGCCCAAATGAATACAATTTTCACATCGTTCGTCTATTGTTAAGTCCATTTTATTCTCCTTTAAGTTCCTTCAGCTTTGCTTCTGCTTCTTCTTTGGTTGTAAAAGCTTCTTTCCCAAACTGAAAGAACTCTCCAGTCCAAAGCCTACCGTCATATGATATTTCTGTGAGTTCGTATTCTGCAATGTATGCTGTTGTATAGTCATTACCAAATGTATTCTCTATGACATACACCGTATCTCCCACCTTGCACGGCAGTACAATTACACCGTTGTCGAGCAGGTAGTCTGCTATTGTTTGGGCAGACACATATCCTTTCGCACAATTTCTGCCACCTGTATAAAACTCATATTTTGGCTTATCAAAAGATTCTTTTATCAACTCAATTAATCTTTCTCTCATCATTCCACCTCGTCCATCTTTGCACCGCAGTTTGGACAGTAGTTCCATTCAACTGCAATTTCAGGATATTCCCCACAGTTTGAACAATACATTTGTCTGTACTTGTTATAATCCCACTGTCCATGCTTCTGTTCTATCAGCCTGCCCTGTTCTTCTAGGTCTTCCCATTCGCCCAGTTTATTTAATACATCAAATACACACGAGTTGTGATCTTTAGGCAGATAACAAATACCTTTTTCAATGCATTTTTCCTCATTTACTTTGATTGTCAATCTACTCATTCCGCCACCTCACGATCTTTCGGAAAATGAAATACTTTGTTAAAATCGAGGGCATACGCAGTTCGTAAGTCCCTAATTGTGATATAATTCTCATTTCACACCACTCTTTCTAACGATTTCGATTGCATCACCTAACACCTCAACCGCTTTTTCATGCTGCATTCTTTCATAAAATGTTCCCACTTGTCTTTCATAATTGATTAGGTCTTCATGCAGTGCTTTCTTTTCACTCAACTGTTCCACAACCTTGTCTATGTCGTAGACTGTTGGTGCAAGTTCAACCATTTCCCATATTTCTTCAGGAATAAGATATCTTTGTTTACCGCCATTGGTATGTTCATAAAATCCTTTTATCAGTTCATTCGCATCTATCAGTCTAGGTTTATTCATCTTGCACCTTCTTTCCTGCACAACAGAATGGGTTCTTTACTCCTGTAAACTTAAAAACATCTTCTGTCACGCATTTATTGTGAATCGTACAATCCTCGCATCTTACCACCTCCACACCATCTATGGTTGGCTGTTCATCTACGAGCAACAAAAAATGTTTCAAAGCATCTTCTGCTGTATATCCCCTAAATGTCTCACATAGTGACAAACATTTCTTTGTTTCTATGACAAGTTTATTCGCATCTATCATTCTTGGTTTATTCATTGTAACCTCACCTCTTTACGCAAATGGGATATCATCGTCACTTAAAGCATTGAATCCTGCTGGCGGTACAAACTCCTGATTTTCGTTCTGAGCGTTGTTTGACTTTGAACCGATAAATTCTACCCTGTTGGCAATTATGTCTGTCGTATAAACTGTTTTGCCGTCCTTATCGGTATATGAGCCTGTCTGTATACTTCCCTGTACACCTACCATGCTACCCTTGTCTAAATATCTCTCACAGTTTTCTGCCTGTCTTCCAAATACTGTTACCCTCGGAAAATCTGCTTTCTTTTCCTGTCCCTGCTTTACTGGTCTATCTACAGCCACCGTAAATGTTGCTACCGCCATTTGATTTTCTGAAATATATCTAACCTCTGGTGCTTTAGTTAAGCGACCAATTAATACTACTGAGTTCATATTATTCTCCTTTCAACTCCTTCAGCTTTGCTTCTGCTTCTTCTTTGGTGAGAAATACAGTGTCACCTACCTTTTCTCCATAAAAATCTGCTTCGTAACATACGAAAACCTCATCTTGCCCGTACTCAATTTTTTCTACTTG